TATACACTGCTGTCAACGGGTATGACCTATTCATTCTCACTATACTCGCGATGGCAGCTGGCGGACTTTACGTTCGCTACTTAAAGCCAAAGCCCTTCGTCGGTGTAGAGTTGATAGAAACCATCGAAGACACTTGTTGTGCCCATGTTAAACTTGGGCCCCTTCATCCATTAGCCACCATAGATATTTCCGGTGCTGATTTCACCTGTATACCTACTACGACATTTGTTGGTATTACAGTTGCTTACGATTGGATTTGGAAGGCACGTGGCTGCGCGCACAACATGTTGGTGGCTTTACACAATAGACAGCTTCTCCCTGACCTAAGCACACCTGATGTGCGTTTAATTTCCTGGGCTGAAGCAGTTCGTCTTTTTATGCTCTATGAGCAATGGACTCTTGTTGGAGACTTTCGTGATATTACTGATGCTGATATTGAAGCATTCCTCTCACGCTATCCCAAAGGACGTCGTGCTGTGATTGCGCGTGCAATTGCTACCAGGTACGAGGCTTCCGTTGACACGAAGACTAGAGCTTTCCTCAAAGCAAATGAGTGGAATGTTGCCAAAGACGAGGATAAAATGGCACCACGTTGCATATCATCCAAAACCCTCGAATACTTAATTGATTCCATTGATTTTTGGGTTTGGACTAAAGAAAACATCCATATCTGGCACGATGATACTTATAATGCTAGATACACCTATGCTTCCGGCATGACAGATGTGCAGGTTGGGGAATGGGTTAATACGCGTGTGCAACAAGGATGTCATATTTATGAAGGAGATTTTTCCCGCTTTGACGGTCGTAATGAGATCGAAGCGATTAAAACAGAGATCTACTTGTATAAAACTAAGGCTGTTAACGGCGCTCTAATGGAGGTTCTGGAATCTCAAATCGAGTGTGGTGGGTACAGCAGCCACGGAATCAAATATTCTTGCCCAGGTAAGGTGTGCAGCGGAGTCAACAATACGTCTAAAGGTAACTCACTGCGCAGCTTTATCATTATCACCTACGTACTTAAATACGTCATAGACTGGTGGGTCCTAGTTAATGGAGATGATAATCTCATCGCCACACTCCTACCACTCAACCTTGACCTCGTACGCATTCATGCTTTGGAAATGGGCCACAAATTGGAGATAGTCGAGAGGCTTTTCCCTCGTGAAATAGAATTCTGTTCAATGCGGTTTTACCAAACCACTGAGGACTCATTGGTACCTGTTCCAAAGCTAGGTAGATTCCTCGCTAAAAGCTTGATGCCACATCGACAAATGCTTAAAAAGCATGTTTCCAGTCACATGCGTCAAGTGGTCGTTGGGTTTAGTGCCTATCGACAAATGCCAGTGTTTCATACTTTGATGAAGCAGTTTGGCATCCTCAAATTTTGTCCCACAGAAGAGCAAGAGTGGCAGGTCAAACGTACCTACTTTTCGCTCGACGAAAGTGCAATGTGTGAACAAATCTATGAGATCTATGGTTACAGTTTCGAAGAAATAACTGCAGCTATGGAAAAGTATGATTGGACAAAACCTGGCCAATCAATTCATGACCCAGTGTTGAGTCATCTATGTTTAATAGATGGCGTCTTCGACGATGAGTCGCATGCTAGACAGCTGCGATCGTCTTGCTAGGCCATTCTCTAAGGGACCGACCCCTACAAAGGGAGAGAAATCACTCTCAGTAAAATTCGACATTGCAATATCCTTCTGGCTACGGGAGCCAGTTGATCAGACCAATGCATTGTTTAGAGGAGAGGGCTATTTAGCTCTATAATGTGTGCGCTCCTAAATTAAGACAACAACCGAACCATGAATCTAGCTTATAGTACTTACTAGATTCATTTTACTGTACTAACAAAACCAC